GTTGCCTTCTTCCAGCACGTCTTGATGGACCCAATAGGCGCCCTGCCGCGCTGGTCTGTGAACACGTATTCCTTGTGCCGCCCTTCCTGCTGTCGCAGCACTTCGATGGCTTCGGCAGGCAGAGGGAACCCCACGCTGCGCTTGCCCTTGAACTCGTCGGCTGCGACCCGGAAGACGCCCACCTGGAAGTCCACATCACGCCAGCGCAGGCCGAAGATATTCCCCGAGCGCGGCCCGACGGCCACGGCGAACCGGACGATCTGCCGGGCATGATCTGGCAGCTCCCGCCAGAGCACTTCGAACTGCTCCTTGGTGATCCACCGCGGCGGCGCCTTGTCGACATGCTGGGCCTCTACTTTCGGGGCGCTGGCAAGCCAGGTCCATCGGACAGCTGCGTTAAGAAGTGCGCGGCAGGCTGCCATGATCCGGTTAACTGTGGCAGGTGCTCGGCCGTCACAAAGACTCCCTGAAATATCCTGGAGCGTTTCAGAGTCAATCTCAATGAGGGCTCGCCCCGATAGGTGAGGGTCAAGCGCCGCGAAAGCTTCGTGATCTCTAACGAGCGAACGCTTGTGCGCTTTCTCTTTGAGCCAACGCTCGGTCGCTTCTTCCCATGTGTGCCGGACTTCGCCAAGTTCTATCTCCCGCCAGAGTTCTTCACGGAGCCTTCGTTCAAACTCCTCCGCAAGCGCTTTGCGATCAGTCTTACTCGACTGCTTAACCTCGACCCCGCCAATAGTGAAGCGCGTCCACCAGACCTTGCCGAGCGTTCCATCACTTCTACGCCGTTTGTAGAGCATCGGTCGTGCGCCTCTAAATCCTTCTCAACGAATCGCCAGAACTTCCCCGACTTGAAGGCCGGCTTCACCCCGGTACGCGCCCACTCCCTCACCGTTGAGGGCTCAACGCTGTAGCGGGTCGCGACTTGTTCGACGGTCAGGATCGTCATTTCACTAGGTCAAAGCGGCTCTGTAGTCCGGATGATCCGGGCCGACTGGCGGATACCGCTGCATCGGTCCCTTGTGCGGAGCTAGGTTGCAGTAGTTGTTGCAGATCAAATCACCCGGCCTGCAGTCAACTCCACAGATCATCACGAGCCGCTTCGGCGGCACCGGAGTGAGGCGCTGCACTTCACCGTCCAGTCGGATGATCTCGCGTTCTGCGACTTCCAGCGCAGCCACGATCTCAGGCATGCCGCAGCCTTCGAGCTGGACTGCCATTTCGCTTAGTCGTAGTGCAATCGGATTCATTAGATACTCCAGTCAGCAATTCAGAACGGGCTAGGTGAACTTGGCCCAGCAATCCACGTCGCTGCACCAGTGGAAGCCAAGCCGCTCCAACGTCTCCCCATCCTCGCGCTCTTGCTCCGAGTTCCAAGTCAGCACGCTGTCGCCGTCTTCCAGTTCCGCTGTCTTTGGCTCAGGCTTAGACGGCAGGTAGAGAATGTCATGCTCGGCTGCCTTATCCAGGCGCGCCTGCAAGCCTTTCTCTTCGTACTTTGCGAAGATCGTCAGCGCGGCAATCCAGCCTTCGTAAGTGTTCGCGCGCGGGTCCTTCAGATATAGGTCACTCATAGTCTTCTCCGTCACTCAGCCAAGCTCTTGTTGATGATCTCGAAGGCGTCAGCCCATTCCTGATGCTCCGGCAATGCGGCGTTGTGCATCATCTCGATTCGCAGGTCACGCAGCGCCTTCTCCAGCTCCGCAATCCTCTGCGCCTGCGTTTCCATGATTACCGCGAGCGGCAGTGCGTCTACGTCTTCGGCTAGGTAGTACTCGCCATCCTCTCGCTCACACATTGAGCCTGGGTAAGCTTCCTGAGGGATGCAGGGTGCGTATTTCTGCATGGGCATCTCTTCAACTAGGACATGAGCGACGAAACTATGTCGCGCGCTTGCTCGACCTTTTCACGAGATACGTGGCCGACCGCCATCAGCACCTCCAGAACCTTCTTCTGGTAGTCGTAGTCGCGCCGTGCGATCTCCAACGCCTTCTCCAGCTTCTGGCATTCCTTCACGTAATCGACCGTTCCGCTTTCACATGTCATCGACCTTCTCCTCGACGCTGCGAAGCTCCGCGCTTGTCGCGCAGATGATCGGCCGTGCAGCTCATGGCCAGTCCAAGCGTTCCGGCCTTAGCTGCCAGCTGGTATACGTCAGCCGCGAGCAGCGGGTATCCGCCATCGCGCATGGTCACTGAAAGCTCGGTGAGCCGGCGATTCTCTGTCCGCAACCGAGCGGCGTAGGTTCGTAACTTGTGGGTTCTGCTACTCACGTCAGGTTCTTTTAGAAAGTCTCGGCGTAAAACGCCTTGAGCGCAGTTGCGAGCTTCGCCTCTGGTATCTCCATTCCTTCGCCGCTGAGGTGGCACATCCAGATCATCCCTTCATTGACTGATGGCTCAATCGTGTACTCGCCAACCAGGATGCGGAAACGCGGTTTCTCGGTGAACTCGAATTCCACTACTCAGCCCTCCGGTTCGCTGTTGGCCGTGCAGCGTCTTCGTCAATTGCCTTCTGGCAGCAGGTGCGCGGAGTCGTCCAGTCACCGCACGGCGTGTCGCAATAGGCGCACTCGACCGGGGCTACTGGCGGTTCTGATCTCGTTTCCAGAGCGGGCTGTATTCGCAAAACATCCGTGATGTGTGACCCTTCCGCAGAACCGAACTTGCAGTTGTCAGCTATCACGCGAACGTCAGATGCTAGTGCCGGATAGTCCTTATCGCAGGACGCGGCATATGCGATTAGAGCTGCCTTGGCGTGCGGGTCGTGGTCACAGTCGAGTACGAAGTAAAAGCAGCCATCGTGCTTCCCTCCTGGCGCACTCTTGCCATCTGTTCGTGTGACGTTGAACTTGTGATAGACGCCGCGTTTTCGATCACCCATGACTTTCTCCCTCTCCCTGCGTTGTTCTTAGGTAGTAAACAGCCTCGTACTCGGTAACTTGGCTCATGTTCTGCCCCCAAGCCTTCGCCAAAGATCTGCGCATGGCGTCGATCTCCTTGTCGCTGAATTCGTAGCGCGGGCAGCCGCACGTCAGGCAATAGATCTCGCTCATCGCTTCCTCGTGATCTCGCGCCACGACTCGCACTTATGGCAGCGAGCGCAGCTGGCGAATTCTTTCTCGTCGCGCCATTTGTGACCAAGGAACCAGCAGATGAGTCGCATGGCTACTCCACCGGCTTCGTTAGAGGTGTCACAAAGACGTGTTCAACGATGCGTACGTCTTCAGGATCACCGCAAGCAAACATATCGGCGTCCTTACGGCGACAGAATCGCATCGCCTTGTGGGAATCGCTGGTCCAGTGCACGCCGGCATCGTCCATCCACCGATAGCGGATCTCGGCATGATTCTCGCCAAAGCGTCCTTCTACCAGCCATGCGACATCGCGTATCTCTCCCGGCGGTTGCGAAGCTCTCACCTGGGCTTTGAAGATGCACGCGAGATCGACTGTCGATTGCGTCCAATTGCCGTCGTCATCCAGCAGCGTCTCCCCGACAAACTGCGAGTACAGATCATCTGTAACCTCTGGCAGCCAAATCGGCTCGCCTGCAGGCACAGCAACGGGACGGACAGGGAGCGGTTCGGGAGCTGGCTGTTCGCGCTCGAATGCCTCGATCCATTGCATCTCGGCCCATGCCGTTGGATCGTTGTGCCACGCTCCAGCGTGATGCATGCGCTTCACGTACAGCTTGAAGCGATCCACAAGGCGGGCGGTGCGGTCGCTCATACTGGCTCCGGGATCTCGGGCGTTCGCAGGACGGTGATGCCTTTGGCAGACCGCTTCGTCTGGATTCGTACTCCGAGCTTGCTAGCGGTCTCTCGAATGGTTCCGTATCCCCACTGAAGGCCGCAATGCACGTAATCGCCCGGCTCAAGAGACTTCAGGGTCTCACTCAGGCTTGGCGCCTTAACGATTTCACGTTGACGCCAGCTACTCTTCTTCTTCGATGATCCTGTGATGTCGCTCATATCTGCTCCAGCCTTGTCATGCAATCGCGAACCACGGCGCGAATGAAAAGCTCCAGCGCTTGTACGGTCTCGTGTGGATCGCCGCCGGCCTTCGTGTAGTCCTCCAGGTGACTTACGAGGTTGGCGCCAGCGCTATGAACCTGCTTGATAGCTTCCGCCACCTTGCGCGCCTCAACTTCCATACTCACCGTATTTGTCAGCGGCTGTCGTTCGCTCATGGCTTTACTCCATCGAAGCTACCGAGGATCTCATCGAATACGACGCTGAATCTGGTCTCAGCAGCCTGCATGTCCTTGACCGTCTGTGCGTTGATCTCGGCGATCTGCTTGAAGTGGTCGCGCTCAACCATAGCCACTTGGTGAGCGTTCTCCCAGCGGGCTACATCGCGCTGCGATTCAATGCACTTCGCCTTCCACTCATCGCGATCCTTCTGCAGGTACGCAATCAGGTCCATCGCCTGCTTGCCGGCATCGGTGATCCGCTGCTCCAGCTCGGTGAGCAAGGAGTCTTTGGTCGGATGAGCATCACTCACGAATATTCCCCTCGTAGTGCGACGGCATATCAGGCAGCACTGCCCAATAGGTTACGTCGGTGACGTCGCATGAATCGGTGCCGATTCTGTACGGCCCCCGCCAGTGCTCGCCTCTGCGATCCGTCATAGCGCGGTAGCCGATGACGACCTTCTGCGTGCTGCTCCAGAGAAGCACGTTCTCGTCATAGTCAGGCAGTCGCGTATCGACTGAATTCCACATGGTCTTCTTCTCCGAGGGAAGTTGGCTGTTCATCGCAAGGCCCCCATCGATTCCGAAAGTTCTACACCGATATCCTCTGGCTCCAGGCCGAAGCTGGCTGCGTTGTGGAATGTGCCAGTGCCAACTGCTATGTCAGCTCGCGCCTGCCTAAATGCAGACTGTAGGCGCCCTATACGCCGCTCAGCAGCCACGCGACGCATACGCTCATCGACTGCCGCGTCATACCAAGAGTCATAGCCTTCCGGTGGTGGACGCTCCTGATTTGCGATGATTTCAAGCAGGTCTTTCCGATCTCGCTCTGCCTGGGTCTGATACTTATCGCTATCTCCAACGCCGAGCCACGCGCGCCTATGATTCTCTCGAATCTGCGGGAGCTTCTCGTCAGAAGGGAGTTGTTCAGAAGGGGATGTCATCGCATTCTCCTTGGTGGCCTTTGCTCCGGCAGCACCACGATTCGTAGTGGTAGCCCATAGGCTTGCCACAGAGGCGCAGGTTCTCCTGATGCACTCGGTTGCGCACCACGTTGCGGTAATGCGAATACGACATGCCTGCGGGCTTGTGGAAGCGCAGCAGGTGGCTGTCTACGTACCTGCTCACGATCTCTCCCTAAGTACAGCCGCAGCGTTTCTCATACGCTCCAGGAACTGCACTTCGCGGCGCGGACTATTAGTCGAAGGCCCCGCATTGAGTGAAACCTTCAGCAGCTTGAGATACGCCTCGACTGACCCCAGCAGTTCCTTGGAATCTCTCAACCTGTCGGTCACGGCATCCAGCATGTCGGACCTGTGCCGCATCTCTTTGCTGCCCCTATGGATGTCAGCACCGTTGCGAGCGATCTGAGCGCAGGCAGACATGTACTCGACAAGGCTATCTATGCTCAGGGCGTCGGGTGAGAGCGGAGTCATGCGCGCTCCTTCAGGCATCGGCCAACAGCGCGACCGAGAAGCAGTTCAAATGCCAGGAAGGCGATGGCACAGAGAAGGATTGTCATTCGCAGCACTCCCGCTGAACGATTCGATACGACGCAGCGCCACGCTCCGACATCGGCGAGCCGCGCGGGCGCATGAAAGTTCCATCTTTGCGCCGGAACTTCAGCTTGCGAACGTGCAGCGTCAGCTTGTATGACTTCGTGATGACGTCCGGCAGGTAGTTCGGCCCGGTGCAGACGAATATCGGATCGCCTTTCTTTGCTGTGGCGAGCCAGGATTGCTGAAGGACGGCGAGGCGGTTCACTGGGCCTGTCTCCTGTTGCTGTTCAGTGACCGCCACGCCTCGAACACAATTGATTCCGTTGCTCGCTTGTTTTTCATCGCGTCGAACTCGCGCATCTTCGAGAAATAGAGTTCATAGGCTGTCTCGGTGTCGCCGGATGTTTCGGCAACAGCATTGCGATCCGCCACTGAGCCATCTGAAATCGAGAAGATGGCTGCCTTGGTTCGCTTTGCTTTCCACTCAGCACGTTCCATATCGGCACGCAGAATTGCGCATGGTTCGTCTGTGTCAGATAGATACGCAAGGGCGTCCTCCATCCTTTCCTGAGTGATCGGGCCTTTCACGCAGCGATGCTCAACTTGCTGAAGTCCATCGCTAGAATCCACTCCACCGCCTGCCCGTCATCGACGCCCCAATGCGACGCCACGAGGGCAATGATGTCCGCGTCAGTCGGCTTCGGGGTTTCAAGTACGATTGGCGCCTGAGACTTCCGGAACTCTTCCTGCTGCCGCTCCAGTTCGGCCCGCTCGTCAGCGATCCTCTGGCGCTCCACGGCAGCTTCTGCTTCCTGCTTCTGACGCTGCGCCTTCAGCTCAGCAGCGTGGCGTGCCGTCTCGGCATCACGGGCTGCCTTCGCTACCCGTTCCTCCTCTGCGATCCTGGCGCGCTCCACGCGGTCACGCTCGGCCTGTTCGGCACGGAGCTTGGTCAGCTCCTCACGCTCCGCTTTAGCGCGCTCAGCTTCCTTCACCCGATCAAGCGCCGCGCAGTACAATGCCTGGAGTCGGGCGAGGGCGGTCGCCTTCACCTCAACGGCGCGCTCCCGGAATTCCTCGAATGACTCATCTACGACGAGCTTGCCCAGGTCGCTGATGTGCTCCGCGATCAGGGTCGGATCAGTCAGCGAGGTCAGCGTCTGGTTCCCCGCAAGCTCGCGCACGCGCTCCTGCAGATCAGCCACGCGCTTGATCTCGGCGTCGATCCTTGCCTGCTTCTCGGCTGCAATCGTCGCGTCGTAGGCGTCCTGCAATCGCTGCAGCCGATCCTCCTCAGGCTGAGTTATCCCGATGAACCGCTTTTCCTGGGCGATGCATGCTTTTGAGAAATCGGTCGCATCCTGGCGTGCGACCTTCGCCATCTTTTCGATCTCGATTCGACGGTTCTTCAGCGCCATCCGGCCGGCATGGACCTGCTGGTAGCCATCCGTATTGGTAATGGCCGTGATCGTGACCGTGCGGCCGGCGAGTTCGGTCAACTCCTTTGCGGTCTCCTCGGTCAAGCCGAGCGCGACAACAGCTCGTTGGGTCACGGTCAATGCGGTGGATTCGCTCATGCTGCCTTCTTGTATTGCTGGATCTGTTGAATGAGTTTGTTCATCTCGGCAAGGAAGTCGTCTACCTCGACCTTGATGCGAGCAATGAATGGCTCGTCTCGGTAAACACGCTTGATGAAAAGCGGTAAGCCGGGCGAGTAGGAAACGAAGTCCAGCCACTGGCGTCCCGAGACCCAGAGCCCGCCCTGGCACTGCTTCACATGCTCTGACGGCACGCTATCGGCAAGCAGGCAATCGATGTGCAGGTGATAGAGCTTCGACTTGATCTCGACCAGACCGTCGTCACCGATCAGGCCATCAGGGCTGTAACCCACGTCACCGCGGCGCATGAAACCGACGCGACGGATAACGTTGCCGGTTTCGATCTGGTATTCGTCACCGGCCTCGGGCTCAAAGACGTGGCCACGCTCCATGTCTCCATTGGAGTACCGGTCGAAGGGTTTGCCGGCCAGCTTCTCTCCGATGGTGGTCAGCATGTACTTGCGTCGCACCTTGCCTTCGCCTTTGGCCATGACCGACTTGAACTCGGATGCGGTGACGACGCCCAGCCGCGCCTCGATCCATTCCGGCGAGTTCTGTTCGCACTCCAGGATTTGCAGCTCGTTCATGCCTGCACCTTGGCGGCTTTGCGCTTCGTCTCGCCCCACCAAAGTTCATCCGTTTTTATCACGTGCCGGCGGAATGCGTCCGATGACTTCTTCCACGCTTCCTCCAGCTTGGCCGATCCCTCATCCGACAGCGCGCGCATGTCCGCCTTCCAGTTGTCGTAACCTTCGGGAGCAGTTACCTCGGGCTGTTTCTTGCCAGCGCCGTTGCCGTCATCATCGATGCATGCAGAGCGAGCAACGACGCCCGTGATGGCCTGGAAGGTCGCACCCTCCAAATAGGTCATCGTGGATTTGATCTGCTGCAGCGGGTTCTTCTGGCCCGAGGTATCCGGCGGTCCCTTCATCGAGACTTCCTCGCGGTGCCCGTCAGCGTGCTCAAGGATGCAAGTTACCTTGATGCCGTCCGTCTGGTCGGGGCTCCACCGAGCGTTCAGACCGTACTCGCCCAGCACGCGGTTGGTCGTGTTGACCAGATTGGCGAGCGACGAATAGTCGGAGCCGTACTGCTTGTTGAGCATGTCCTTGACCACATCCGGCATGTTCTTCTTGAACATAGCGAACGCTGCGATGTAGGCGCGCTTCGCCTGCATAGCCCGCCAGCGCTCCTCCAGATCCATCAGCTCGCGCAGGTAGGCCATGTCCTTGCCCTGCTCGATGGCGATCTGCAGCATGTGCCGCGGCGTTGTCGCGGGCAGTGCCGTCACCGCATCGTCGGTTCGTTCAACCATCGCGTTCATGCTCTTTGCCTCTTTGCTCGTTCGACTCTCAGGTTCACCACTCCGACACGCCGGGCCATCCTCCGCTTGGCTTCTCGAAACTCCACCTCGGTTCGGCGCCACATCCGCAAGTAGTGGTCATCGCGCATGTCCAGCAAATCCCGAGCGCGCCAGTGAAAGCCGCCGCCCTGGAGATGCCAGCGCCAACGCCACTTGGCGACGTTGAGCGCGTTCTTCGCTGCAATGAATCCCGGAATGTTCACAGCTCACCCCATCGCGGCTGTCCGGCTTCATCCGCCGCCTGGTCTTCCCAGCAGGCGAACTTCGCGCGATGCTCCGCGTCAAACTCAACGTCGCCGTCATGTTCGATCTCAATCATGAGACGAACCCAGCGGCCGGTATCTGCATTCGTGATTGGATCGTTCATGGCCTTCTCTTTTCTCCAGAGTGCTATTTCTTTGCCCGGAATCTTTCGCCAACCCAATCTGCAGCGAATGCAAGGGCGGCGATCACTGTGCAAGTGACGACTGTGTAAATGACATAGCGACCAGCGCCTAATGCAAGCATCACAGAGAAGACCAGCACGAAAAACGCAGCCAGCTTTATGAAACAAATCTTCCCTTCACTCATGTTGCACTCCCGAAAATGACCGTCGCGCGATGGGTATAACTGCTTGGTAGAGCTGCATCACCACGGCCTGTCGCGGTTAGTTGGTGGTCGGGGGCCACTCACGACTGACGCCCCTGCTGCTTGCGCAGCTCGATCCAAGCCTGCTGAATCAGGTTCGCATCCTCGACAGTCACGTACTGGTTGCAGCCGTCCTGGCCAATCGCATTGCATCCGGCAAAGATCCTCGTGGACAGAGCCGATAGCTTCGTCAGCAGGTCGCCCTTTGCAGCATTCAATTCAGTGACTTCACCCATGATTCACTCCGTTCGTGAGAGCGCTACTCAGCGTCTCGTTCCAATGTTTCGACACGAGCCTCAAGCGCAATGATCTTGTTGATTGCGTCCATGAATGCATCGTCGCTGTTTCGCCATACGCGAAACTGTTCGCGGTTCTCGTCATCGTTGCTGTCGCGATACGTCTGAGGCGCCTCGGACTTACCGGGCGCAAGGCGACGAAACCGCTCGTAGTACAGGTCCGCGATGGCCTCGAATTGATAAAGTGCGTCTCTGCTCACGTCGCGCTCCGGGAGTGCTACGCGTCGTGCGCGTTGCCGAAATCGCCGAATACAGTCGGGCAGCGCTCTTGCTTGGGGTCCATCGCTCGCGCCTCAGCAATGGCCGCACCGGCACTCTCAAATTCAGCCGCACCGTGGTAGCGCGGGCTCCATTTTCCTTCCGGAGTCAGCCACTCCGAATTGTTGCTGTCGAAAACGTTAAACCAATTTGCTTCGCTCATAGGTCCTCTCCCACTGCCGTTGCAGTTCTTGCACGTTTCAACTCGATCAGGCTCAGGCGCATTCTGGTGGCCGAACTCAATCTTCCCGTCGCCGTGACAACTTTCGCAGACATGCATGTGTCGATACTCAGGGTGTGATTTGTGCGAACTACTCGTTGTCGGCGATGGGGCCGCAGTCGCAGGCGGCCTTGGTCTTGTGACCGGCGCTGCAGTACGGGGCGCCGTCGTAGTTGTCGTTGATCTGCTCCAGCGCCTTCAGCGTCGCGTTGTGGAACGCGTACGATGCGGTGCCGAGGGAATACATGTCGCGGCCCTGGATGCACCGGCGCCGTGCCTCGACATAACCGTGCTTCTCGAAGAGCTGCTGCGCGCTGTCTTGGTAGATGCTCATGGGTAGTGCTCTCGATCTACGAGCGGACGTAGCGGCTAGTTGGAACGTGTTCCAATTGTTTGGAACAGCGGTCGCACTTGTCGTCAGCGCTGAAGCGCTGATCGCCGTGGACGGGGTTCGATTCGAGCTCCGGTTTGCACTCGACACAGAACAGGTAACCGAGCTGGTTAACGTGCGCGAGAACTGGTGCGTGCCACATGCGATTCACTCTCCTATCTGCGGTTGGCTGCGTCTGGTTGCTTGCCGTCGATGGGAGAGACATTAACGGTTCACGCGTTAGCTGTCAACGGTTTGTGCGTTAATTCTTTTTGGGCACAAAAAACCCGGCACTGAGGCCGGGTTAGGTCAAGCGGGGCGGGGCGGCTCTAGGCGCGCTTGGTGCGTTCCTTCTCGGAAGCCATATCGGCGGCCTGCTTTTGCAGCAGCTCACCCCGAGCCGCGCGCAGCACGATCTGGCGGCCTGTTTCGTCCAGGTCTTCGCAGATGTCGAATATTTCCCGCATCAGCGGGTCCTTGGATAGCGGGTATTTCGGCTTTCTGCCGGTCAAGAGCCAATCGACCGAGACTTCGCCGCGCAGCGCGAGATCGCGACACGTAGCTATCTCAGGTAATCCCTCACCATGAAACCAGCGAGCCACTGACCCCTGGCTCATATCCAGCAGGACGGCTATGCCGTTCTGGCTGATCGGCAAGTCCTGTTCCCGCATCGCCTCAGTGAGACGGCGCCAGAACGCAGACGGCTCGGATTCGGCTTTTCTACCCATGCCAACACTGTGCCGCAGCCCATTAACGGACCCGGCGTTGACGACATCAACAGTTTGTGCGTTAATCAACCGCATGAGCAAAGAAGCGTTGATGGAGGCTTGCAAGTCGGTCGGTGGGCAGACCGCTTTGGCGCGATGTCTCGGTTTGAAATCACAGGGCACGGTTTCTGGCTGGCTCGCAGCCAAGCGAGTCCCGGCTGAGAGAGTCCTCGCCATTGAAGAAGTGTCCGGCGTCTCTCGCCATCGCTTGCGACCTGACTTGTATCCGCTGGAGACCAGCGCCCCGCCGACCGTCACCAGACGCAAGCGCGCGTGAGCCTTTCCCTTGACCATTTTTATTAGACCTTCTTCGTTGTGCTGCTAAGTCGCGGCAAGAAGGTATGACCAACAAGTGAGGCACGCAACCATGCGGTGCATCAGTCGAAAGATTTAACAGTGTTCGCATTGTTGTTTTGGAAATTGCGTAGAGCGACAACCGAATGAAATTTCCTTCAGTGGTTCTCCGCAACTGTGACGAAACGCTCATTTTTAAGGGCTTTGTGCTGAAAAATCCTAGTCGCAACGTGCGCAATGTAAACAGATTTTTATCTGCGTTGCAGTCGATGCGACTTAACGAGGGAAATTTTGTAGAGAAGACACCTTCATGAATGGTGTTCGTTTGGATCTCTCTGACATAAGGGAGCGTGTTCGCGGCTCTTACTACTACGAGTGCCGCAGTAGGCATCGTTTGGAAAAAGCGAGAGAGCACGGCTTCAGATGGATTCCATGCGAATCCTGCGGACGTGAATATCAGAGACCGTTTTCTTTTTTCCGCGGCAAGAATTGGCATGGACCAGGTAACGGTCGATGCATGCCGTGTGAAGCCGGGGCAAGACTTGCGAGCGGCCTCGCGCATGGGTTGGTAGCGAGGGCAATCAAATCAGGACTCATGCAGCGACCTGATACGCAGGAATGCGTTGATTGCGGAAATCAAGCGACGGCATTCGACCATCGCGATTACGAACTCCCTCTAGTCGTAGAGCCTGTTTGCAATAGCTGCAATCGCCGGCGTGGTCCAGCCGAGCCCTTCCGTACTCGACTGAGGGCAGTCAAATGAAACCTCAGACCGAACAGATCAAGCGCCATCTAGTCGCCCACAACAGCATCACGCCGCTTGAGGCGCTGAAGAAATACGGCTGCCTACGTTTGGCCAGTCGAATATTTGAATTGAAGGAAGCCGGCTTCCACGTGATCCGCACGATGGTGAGCCGCAATGGGAAGCGCTATGCGCGCTACGTGCAGGGATGAGGAAGTTTGAGCAGCCGACTGGACTCGGGCCGGTTACCGGCCAGTCGGCGCTCATGAGCGGAACGTCGCCGCTCGGATCGCGAAACGCATTATGCAGCCAAAAGGTTGCATTCGTCTAATGGCCGGCTACGTCCCGCTGTTCGATTCTGTTCTCGACGGCACGCTGTTCGGGAAGTGGCCGCACACAGGCATATGGGTTTGCCTGCTGTCCCAGGTCGATAAGCATGGCGTCATCGACATGAACCCCAACCTGCTGGCGGCGAAGATCGGTGTCCCTGTCGATCTGTTGCAGTCCTGCATTCAGGATTTCATGAAGCCCGACCCTGGCAGCCGCACCAAGGACAACGACGGGCGCAGGCTTGAGCTGATCGACCCTGACGGAAGAGACTGGGGTTGGAGAGTCATCAACCACGTCAAGTATCGCGAGAAGGCCAGGAAGCAGCAGCACCAGCAGGCAGCCACGGAAACAGGCCGTGATGCTGAGCGGAAGAGGAAGGAAAGGGATGTCCCGCTAAGTCCGGATATGTCCGGCGGTGTCCGGCCCTCAGACACAACGCAACGCATCTCAGACGCAGACACAAACGCAGACACAAACACAACGCAAGAGGCGCCGCCTGCTGGCGAGAGTTTGCCGAAGGTCAGAACGCCGGCAGGGGAAATGGCAATCGCCCTGCGAGACCTCGGGGTAACCGTCACCAGCATGGACGAGACCCTGGCAGCGTGGGTACGTGACGGCTTCACGGTGCATCAACTCACGGAAGCCACCGGACTCGCCAGGATGCGCAAGCCATACCCCGAGCGCATCCCTGCGGCCTACATCGATCCCATTTTGCGCAAGCCGCAGAAGCCTCCCATGAAGCAGCTCGACCGTGTGACGTGGAGACCACCACCCGAGGAAGAGGCTGCCAGTGTTTCAAAGTGAATTCGACCAGTTCAAAGCGCTCATGAGCGATCTGTGTACGGCCTTCAACCGGCCTTACACGGATGACGTGGTGCGGGTGTTCTGGGAAGCGCTAAAGGGTTATCCACTGGCGCAGATGCGGGTGCGGATGAAGGTCGCAGCCGGCACGCTGAAGAAATTCCCGACGCCGCTTGACCTGACTCCGGAACCTGAGCCACCTCGGCACGATCCGGGCGAGCAATCGATCTTCGATCAACTGGCCGACTTCGCGCTTCGCACAAAGCCGCTCACACCTCGGCAGTGGCGAGGCTGGACGTTCATCTACCGCGGCAATAGTGGCGGTCCTGGCATCAAGCCGAGTGCTGATTTCGCGGTCACTGGCCTGATCATTCCGCCGGATGGCGACGCGCCAGGATACCGGATCATGGTCGAGGACATGCAGCTGGAATACGCCGCGTGACAGGTGGGTACTTCACCACACCGAGAGAACCCATGGGGAAACAGCGCTACGGCAAGCCCGATTCGAATCATCACGACGTGATCGGCTGGTATGAGGATCTTGGTTGCAAGGTATGTGACACGAAGGATGTCGGGCTTGGATTTCCGGATCTTGTGGTCGGCGCTGCGGGGATCACCGATGTGGTCGAGGTGAAGAGCGATGAGGGCAAGCTGCGACCGTCTCAGGAGCTTTTCGTAGCGGCGTGGCGCGGCAGTGCGGTGCGAATCGTGCGCACGCGAGAGGATGTCATTGAACACGTGATGCACATGCGGTCCAGAGCACGGCGGGCAGCGTGATCGCATTTCTCGCCAGCCTCGGCTTTCTCTGCCTGATCGCTCTGGTAATGGTTGCCATTGGCTTCGTCGCTTTGTTGCTTGCGATAGCTGTACGTGAGGCTGGTTCATGAGTTTGGTATACGCAAAGATCCGTCTTGCCGAGTGGGGCAGCTGGAGCCGTGACAAGTCTCTCGGCTATCCATGTGCATCGGCCGGATTCGGTGGCGGACGTGGTCAGGAAGTCTTGAGCCAGTGGCCACTACACGTCGAGTTGGTAGACGTGATCGTCAGGCAGATGCAAATGCTTCCCCGCCGGATCATGATCGTGGCCTACACGCAATACGGGACAGGCAGGGAGAAAGCGGCTCGACTCGACTACACCTACAGCACCTACTGCCGGACGCTCAAGGAAGGGCAGGAGCACGTTGGAATAGAACTCGATTACGCCGAGACGTATGGAGGCCATTGCAGTGTGGGCCAAGCTATGGCACATTCCGGATAACGTGACCGAACCCGCCCCCGAGGCGGGTTTTTGCGTTTAGATCTTTGGCCGCCACCGCCCAATCCCACTTGATCGCCTAAACAAGAAGGCGGCTAGGCGGCCGCCCGATCCCGCTGCCGCAGCCCTCCCGCTGCGGTTGCTTGGCCCGCTCTCCATGGCGGGCCCTTTTACAAAGAGGTTTTATGCGTCATCTGCTTTTCGCAGTGCTGCTGCTGAGCGCGGCTGCCCATGCCCAGACTGCCTGCCCTTGGGATGCGAGCTGCCTAACGTGGACGGATACCGTAGCGGCATCGTTCATCGCCTCGTACAAGATCGAGATGGCTCCTAATGCCAGTAGTCCATGGACGCTAATCGCTACCGTCCCCGGAACGGTCACCAGCTACCAGCGCAGCCCTGTCACTGGGACGAATCTTTACCGCGTCACGCGCGTGATGAATGACGGTCAGGTTACACCAAGCAACACTGCCACTGATGTGACTGCGGCGCCTGCGCCAGCACCCATCTTGACCGTCGCCGGCACCGGCTATCGCCAAGACCTCAGTTACTACAACACCATCAAGATCTCAGCCGTGGGCATCGTGCCGATCAACATCCCATGCAAGGCCGACAGTGCCATGGGGCTCAACGTAATCGCCGATCGCAACAAGCTGTTGCTGGACCCTGGCAAGAAGCGACCGAATCAGGTCCTGGCGAAGTGCAGAGCCGTGGGATGAGACATGCGCCGGATAGCCCCCTTCGGCGATGGCCAATGGCTGACCGGAGAGGAATCGGCGCGACTGAGATCCCTGCAGTTCCCAGACCGGCAAGCCTTGCTATCGGCCATCGTCGCCAATATGCAGCGGGCCGCTAAACGAACGATGTGGGGATCTCGCGACCTGCGCCGTCGTCAGCGTAAGCCATAGAGTCTGGCACCGCCAGCTAATGCAATTCAACATCCGGGTCTTTACATCGGCGGTCCCCACGCCTCCGGTGACGGCCCCGGTATTGTCTGCGAATGCGTTCTCACCGACGCGCATCGATGTGGGATTGGTCACGACTTCGACGGGTGGTGTCGGCGGCTACACGTACGAACTGGACGGCAGCGCGGACAATGCGGCTTGGTCGAACATCACGACCAATGCGACGTTTCCATACTCTGACAGCGGGCTGAGTGCCCTGCAGCTGAAGTACTACCGAGCGCGCGGCAGGGATTCAGCTGGAACGTATAGCGTCTATTCGGCTTCGGTCAACGCCACGACCCCGGCTATCGATACGACGCCTGACCCGTTTACGTTTGTCGATCAGACGAACGTTGCGCTCTCGACCGCCATCACTTCCGCGGCGATCACGGTCCAGAATATCAACTCCCCCGCGACGATCACCGTCAGCGGTGGGACGTATGACATCAACGCCAGCGGCAGCTTCACCTCATCGTCTGGAACGGTAAACAGTGGCGATACAGTTCGCGCGCGCGTGACTTCGAGCGCCTCGAACTCCACCGCCGCTAATTGCACGGTGACGATTGGTGGCGTGAGCGATACGTTCACGGCAACGACACTGGCCGCTTCCGGCTCGTTCGATTACTACATCAGCCCCACCGGCAATACGACGACCGGTACTGGAGCCATCGGGAGCCCATGGGGCCTCGATGCAATCAACCTGAAGCGTTCGACGTATCGCGGTAAGCGCGTCGGCCTCATGAGTGGCACTTACAACTGCGCTCTGGTGCTGGGTTTCGACTCTGATGCGCCGGGCCTGAACATCGACGGTGGAACTGCCGTGAGTTCGACAATCATTCAGTCCGTCACCCCACTGGGCGCGATCATGGATGGCGGCAATACGTTCTCCAGCTCGCACAAGGGCCCGCTGTTCGGGCACTACCCAGGAACCTCGCAGCGTGGATACGTTGAATTGCTCGACGTCGTGTTCACGCGCTTCAAAGCCTATTTGCTAGTGAATTACGGCTTGTTCAATACGCACGAAGCGCTGCCTGGGATGCGTATTGCCGGCTGCTGGTTCCATGACAACTCGATGTCCGGTCAGAGCACTGACAACGTTGAATGCATCACGATCAACGAATGCGCCGGCGCCATTGTCGAGAACAACGTTTTTGAGGATTGCGTCGGCGTCTCTGCCGGCAGTTGCGACCATCTCGCTGCCTGCCTCATGTGGCAGGGCAGTGGAACGATCTTCCGGTACAACACGGTCATCAATGCCGGCACTGGCTTCTATGCCAAAGAAGTCAATCACCAGGGCAATCAGGTGTACGGCAATTACATCGATTGCGGCATGTACACGAGTGCGGCCTTTGCTATCCAGGACGGCGCAGGGTGGGCGACGGGCGGTCTGACACAGACGACGCACTGGCATCACAACGTCGCAATCAGCAGTGTTCATTGCTTGAGCGCTGTTGCAACGCTCAATACCGATCACGGCTATACGACGCCGGTACTGATCTACAACAACGTCGTGGTGATGACGACGACCGCAGCGACATCGGAGTGCATGTTGGATCTTCGCAGTGAGACCGCCGGCAATGGACTTGCGCAGATCTACAACAACATCTTCACGGGCGAGGTTTCAGGCGACAACAAGATGCTCCGAATGAATGCCGCAGCAGCCGGCAAATTCAATTACAACCTGATGCCCTCTTCCCCGACGATCCGGCTTGTTGGTAATGGCGGATCTGGCGGCGTCGTTGCCGACTACACGACCATCGCCACGGCACGCGCGGGCATCGCGGCAAATGGCGGCGTCTCTGACTTCCAGCTCGCTGGCGTGGCGAACAATACGCCCGGCTTCACCGGCACCGGCTCGCTTGCCGCTCGGTATCAGCTGGCACTCGGTAGCCCAGCGCTCGCAGTAGGCAGGTCCGATGGCACGAGTGGTGGTTCAGTTGTGGACATGGGTATCGGTGGCAACAGCCCGCCATCACAGATCGGCGCGAGCTTCACCGGGAATTACTCCTAATGGTCGCGCTCGTCGTCCAAACCGCTGGCCCATTCTTCCGCGATGGTGTCGACAATCCATCGGGGAACTTCGGCGGTGCGACCGTAGCTGGAAACGCGGTCATTGCGGTGCTCGCGACCTATCAGGGCTCGATCACGAGCATCTCGGATAGCACGCCGACCGCCCTGACGATCGACACCCAGGCGGTGACAGATCAGCAGCGGGTCATCATCGCGAGCCGCCTGAACTCGCCGAGCGTCACCGGCGTTACAAGTGTTGCGGCTGCGGGATATTGGGCATTGTGGCTCTTTGAGGTTAGCGGCCTGTTAACTGCAGCCGCACTCGATACGGGCGTGACCGCAACCAATGGCGATGTCGATGGCACGCCTGCGGCAAATATTACAGCGGCAGGAGCGTTAGCGCAGGCCGGTAACTTCGTGATTGCAGTCTTCGGCTTCTCCGGTGCGAGCGGCACGGAAGGTGTGAGCAATCCCGCCGGCTATACGACTATTGCGTCGAACGACGGCGCCGTTCATGAGCCTGGCGGTGCGTCTTACAAGATCACCACTGGCGTCTCAACGCCTTCCGCTTCCTGGACCTACGCCTCATCCCCGGCGAACTGGCAGGCCGCGATCGCAGCATACAAAGATACTGGCGGCGGTGGTGGCGGCCCGAGCCCGACTTCAATCCGCTCTATTTTCGTAATGCCATGATCATCATTGGAACGCCGCATACCAAGAACGCAGGCTATTTCAAGAATGATGATCGCTGCTCCGGCGGATTGAAGTCCGAGGCAGACGTTCGCACCTGCACGCACTGCCAAGCAGTGATCATGATGCAGAAATGGAAAGAGGATGGTGGCTGGTGCGGCCGCTGTTCTGCACCGATTTGCGGGCCCTGCGCGGATCGGATGTTGACGAAGGGTTGTGAGCCTTTCATTCAGCAGATCGAACAGGCGCTTGAATCGGACTATCGCAGACAACAGTTCCGCAAGATCGCGGGCATTTAACAGAGGAATTTGAGATGGCACAGTTCACTGGCAATCAAGGCGTTTTCACGCCCGCCACGAACGCCGATAGCTGGACGCTCGATGCGAACACTGCCGGTGGAATGGGCAAAGTGAAAGAGATCGCATGGGGCGGCCGTGGTACGACTTCGACGGGTTATCGTACCCGCTGGTGCCGTCCGACCACGAACGCATCATCGACCTTCACGGCAATTGCACTGCAGGCGACGAATCCGCTTGCAACCGCAGTCAACCGCTTCGGCACCTTCGCGACCGCAGCAACCCTGGGTACCGATCCGGCTAACAACCTGTTTGCCCAGGACTGGAACGTGCTGGGTGGCGGTGGTGTGATCGTGCTGCCGATTGGTGGTGAATGGTTCTTCGTGAACTCAGCCACTGCCGGCCATCAGCAGATCAGCTGCCGCAACGTGGCGGGTGTCGATGCATCGCTGTCGAGCTATCACGTAACTTTTGAAGAGTAGTCCTCTGCTGAAGGCGTCATGACCGCCATTACCCTTGACGGTCTTGACGCCTATTTCTCATCCCTCGATGCAGTAACGCCATCGCTGGACGATGCGATATGGGAGACGGGGAACGCCAACATGAGCGCCGAATATCGCTTCGGCACCCATGAGAAGGCAGTAAGGGAATCTCAGTTCAAGGGCTGGATTGCGAATCGTGGGATTCACGTCCCAGATGCGGTAAACCCTAGATCACAGCGGTTAAGCGCCGGCCCGCAACTGGCGAACTACAGCCAGTCGAATGGCTACGCGGGTATTTGGCCGAGCCCATCGGTTCTGCTGAATCCTGCGACGAATGCGATCTGGAATGCCCAGTTCCGTTGGGGCACGCATGCCGCAGCGGTGTATGAGGCTCAGTTCAGAGGCAAGATCCTCTCAACGATTCCTCAGAGCGCGCGGCCGTTCCTGTCGATCAGCTTCATCGCTGACGGACAAGCGTATAGGGACAGCCCGAGCGCGATTTACGGCAGGGCGCATCTAGCCCCGCCAGCAATCGCACCGCGCATCATCCGTGTCACTGGACGACCGCCCGAAGATCCTACGCAGATCCCTGCGCGGCTCTTCAAGATGCTTCCGGATGGAGCACAGAGTCCGCCGATTGCCCGCTTCAAGGCCATCGTGCAGGAGCTGCCATGGCGTAATGATTCCTTCGTGCAGACGAAGGGCAAGTTCGTCGGCGGCATCGATATTGTTCCCGATCAGTTCACGTTCGTGGACCAAACGGGAGTGCCGATCAGCGGTGTGATCACCTCTGCCGCGGTAACGATCACGGGAATCAACTCCCCGAGCCCGATTACGGTTGTGGGCGGTGAGTACAGCATCAACGGTGGGGCGTTCACCACGCTGCCGGGTGTCATCAATGCGGGTGACCAGGTAGTCGCTAGGCATACGTCGAGCGCGTCTTTCCTCAGCGACACCAATACCACGGTCGCGATTGGTGGCGTATTTGACGTCTTCACCAGCACGACCGTTGCTGATTCGGCTGAAGACCTGAGAGTCATTGTCCCGTACCTGATCGGGGACACGCTGCAGGCGGCCATTCAGCACCTTGCGAGCGTCTACCTGCTCTACGCCGTGAATGGCACGACCGAGGGCACGGTGACGGCTCAGGACATCGCACACATGACCCTGGTAGCCCGCCATACCACAGTCACGATCACGCTAGGCGGCGCGTTCAACTTCTCCAACAGGCGCAAGCAACAGCACGGCTTGCCCATCTTCGGATCACCAGAGGATTAACCCACCCGAAAGGGCGGTGAATCAACGCTATGGAATTATTTCAATGGCCGGCGCACCTGTAGGCAACAGCAATGCTGCCAAAGGCAAGCGCTGGCAGGACGCACTGGTCAAGGCCCTGGCTCGTTTCACCTCGGAAGACGGGAAGATCCAAGCGGGGCAGGCGCTCGACAAGATCGCCGAGAACGTTGTGCTGAAGGCGCTCATTGGGGACAAGGACGCCATCACGGAGATCGGGAATCGCCTGGATGGCAAACCTGCACAGGCAGTGACAGTGCTAGGGGATGAGGACAGCCCTCTACGGCATGCCCATACTGTCGAGTGGCTGAATGGCTCACGTCCAGCTCCCCGCTAAGCTGGAAGCGCTTCGCTTTCCCAAGCGCTACAAGGTCATCTACGGCGGGCGAGACGGGGCAAAGAGCTGGTCGATTGCTCAGCTGCTGTTAATCCTGGGGACTGAGCGGCCTTTACGCATTCTCTGCGCTCGCGAAGTGCAGAAATCGATTAAGGATTCAGTCCACAAGCTGCTGTGCGACCAGATCACGCGGCTAGACCTCGGCTACTTCTACGATCCGCTGCAGACTGAGATCAGGGGAATCAACGGGACCGAGTTCCTGTTCTCCGGCCTGTCAGACCAGACGGTTGAGTCGATGAAGTCCTTTGAGGGCATCGACATCTGCTGGATCGAGGAAGCCCGGCCACTGACTGGCCGCTCGCTCAAGATCCTGATTCCCACAATCCGCAAGGACGGGTCTGAGATCTGGTTCAGCTTCAACCCGGAGTTGGATACGGATGAGGTGTTCGTTCGCTTTGTCGAGAACACCCCGGATGACTGCCTGCTGATCAAGATCAACTGGGACGAGAATCCCTGGTACTCCCGCGCCCTGGACTCAGAGCGCGAGCGCATGAAACGCGACGATCCTGAGGGCTACGAGCACGTCTGGAACGGGATGTGTAAGGCCGCAGTAGATGGTGCGATCTACTTCAACGAGCTGGCTGCAGCGACCAAGGGCGGTCGCATACGGGCAGTTCCCTATGACCCCATGCTCAAGGTGCATACGGTCTGGGACCTTGGCTACAACGACAAGGTGGCGATCATCTTCGTGCAGAAGGTGGCATCTGAGATCCGGGTCATTAACTACCTGGAAGACAATCTCAAGGATCTGCCCTGGTATGCGAGCGAGCTAGCCAAGCTCAAGTACAACTGGGGCAAGGACTATCTCCCGCACGATGGCTATGCAGGACGCCTTGAGAGCGGCGGCAAGAGCACGCACCAGATTCTGAAGGCGTTGGGCCGACCGGTCGTTCCTGCTGGGACTGTGCCCAGTACGGATGTCGAGGAAGGGATTAAGCAGGCCCGCGTGGTGTTCCCGCGCATCTACTTCGACAAGGATCAGGCCCGCGGCTTGCTCGATCACCTGAAGCGCTACAAACGAGCTATCCCATTGACGACAGGTGAGCCCGGAACGCCGGTGCACGACGCTGCATCGCATGGATCGGACGCCTTCCGCTACCTCGCATTGGTGGTGGACAAGATGACCAATACAGCAGATTCGCCAAAGCTCAAATACGAGCCGGTGCCAGCATGAGCGACGTACTCAATCGAATTGCCGAGCTGGAACAGCAGCGCGCTCAGCTGAATGGCGATATCGACCGACAGATTGAAGGGCTGAAGGAGCAGGCGTTGCAGGAGCTAGAGGCCATGCGCGCCGATCTGGCCAAGTTCGAGACTGTGCTGCAGGTGAAGGTCGCGCCACGTGAGCAGCGCGCCCCTGCAAGGGTTGTGCGGTCTGAACTGGACGAGACCGACGCCGGCAACGGCATTCGCGAGACGCAGGACAACACCAGCGCATCCGACTTCAAGGATCAGCTGGCATCCCTGCGCGAGAGAACCCAAGAGAAACGGAGACGCCTCGGATGAGCATGCAGCAGCAGAGAGAGATCAACGAGCTGAAGGGTGAAGTTGAAACTCTTAAAGCCGCCATCTCGGCGCTACAGGCCCAGTTCGATCTGTTGAGAACCATGGTCAGTCCGGCTACGTCCGACGCTGAAAAGCCAGTGTTGAGCCTCAAGAAGCACGCCTAGTGGCCAAGCTCACCGACGACGAGCTGCGAGCCATTGTCGGCCGCCGCCTGTCGGACACGCTCAGCAGCACCGATTCAGAGCTTCGCAAAGACCGTGTAATCGCGCTCGACCATTACTACGGCCGTCCCTATGGGAATGAGATCGAGGGCCGCTCGCAGATCGTCACGAAAGACTTGATGGACACCATCGAGTGGATCATGCCGAGCCTGCTGCGCATCTTCTCCAACAAGGATGCGGTGGAGTTCGACCCCGTAGGCCCAGAGGATGAGGCGCTAGCCAAGCAAGAGACGCTGTACGTCTCGCATGTGCTGTGGAAGAAGAATCCCGGCTTCATGCTCATGTACAACTGGCTGAAAGACGCGCTGATGCAGAAGGTCGGCTACGTCAAGTATTGGTGGCAGGACGAAGCAAAGCTGTGTTTCGACAGCTATTACGGGCTGTCTGAAGAGCAGCTGGTTCTGACGGTCCAGTCCCTTGAGCAAGAGGGCGAGCTTGAGATTGTCGGCTCCGAGCAGGACAAGGATACCGGCTACTGGAACATCAAGGTCAAGACCAAGCGCAAGTACGGCTGCGCCAAGATTGAGGTCGTCCCTCCGGATGAGGTGATTGTCGACAAGGACTGCCGCGGCGACATCAAGTCGGCTCGATTCGTTGGCCATCTGCGCCGGAACATCACCCGCAGTGACCTGCTGGAGATGGGCTACAGCCGCAAGCGTGTTGGCCTGCTGAATAGCTACAGCTGGGACAAGACCAGCGAGGCACTTGCTCGCGATACGGTCAACGAATCAGTCGATGACGCGGATGATGGGGTGGATTGGGCCACGAAAGAACTCGTGCTGCTCGATTGCTACACCTATGTGGACAAGGACGATGACGGCATTGCCGAGCTGCGTCATTTCCTCATGGGCGGCAATGACATCCTGGAGGACGAGGAAGTCTCAGAGATCCAGTTCGATAGCTGGACGCCGATCCCAGTCCCTCACAGGCATGTCGGCCTGTCGATTGATGACGTCATGGAGGACTTGCAGCGCATCAACACTGCGCTGAATCGTGGCTTGCTGGACAACGTGTACTTCACGATGAACCAGCGCGTCATGTACGACAAGAACGTCGTGGATGTGTCGATGCTGCAGGTCAACCGGCCTGGCGGACATGTGGCAGTGGATGGGCCCCCTGGCTTGGCTGCGATGCCTGTTCCAGTCAGCCCCATGGCAGCCCAGCTGCTCCCGGTCATCGACTACATCAGCCAGACGCGCGAGAACCGCACGGGCGTGGGTCGGATGACCTCTGGCGTGGATGCCGATGTGCTCGCGCAGTCCACGAAGGGCGCCTACATCGACGCCAAGAGCGCAGCGAATCAGCGTATCGAGGCGATAGCCCGCATCTTCGCGGAGACTGGTCTTTCCAGTCTGTACGGCTCGCTGCATCGCTTGCTGAGCCATCACCAGGACTGGGAGACGCGCGAGAAGCTCAAAGGCCAGTGGGTGACCGTGAATCCCACCGAGTGGCAGGAGCGGGCGAATATGACCGTCTCTGTCGGTCTGGGCAACAGCAGCAAGGAAGAGGTGCGCGCGAATCTCTCCACGATGGCGAGCGCCCAGCAGGCTGCTGCTGCGGTTCCGGGACTGATTCAGCCGACGAACGTGTTCAACTTGTTCAACCGGCTCGCGGCTGAGCTGGGCTTCGATCAGTCGGGCTTTATCACCGATCCGAAGTCGCCTGAGTACCAGCAATTCCTGAAGAGCCAGCAACCGCCTGAAGACCCGTACGTTCAGGGCGTCAAGATCAAGTCTGCTACCGACCTACAGAAGGCGCAGATCGAGGCAGAAACAGATGATGAAGATCGCACTGCAAAGGTGGGCATCGAAATGGCGAAGCTGGCTGCCGGATCTCATGACGGCGCGCAGGATCGTCGCCACGACATGGCCAAGACGCACGTCACCAGCACGACCGCCCTCGCCCGAGGAGCGCAGCAAGCGAGCAGTCGCAGCCAGTCAGCTGCTGGAAAACCCCATCCTGCAGGAAGCGGTAGCCGCTGAGGAAGCGCGAATCATTGCGCAGATGCAGCGCTGCCCCCTGGATGACCAGAACGCCCATACGCGGCTTGTGATGGCCCTGCAGATCAGCGGGGCCGTGAGCAGAAACCTGTGGCACATGATCAACGCCGGCGCGAATGCCGTCGAAGAGATCAAGTGGCGCGGGAAGAGAATCGACTAATGAGGAGTATCCGATGAGCATTACCCGCACGTCCACAGTGGACAGTGTTTCCGATCACGTCTGCGTCGGTCCGAACTATGAGCTAATTGGCCGGCGCGGTCAGTTGGCGCTCGGTGATACGGGCTCGCAGTACCACTGGGGGCCGCAGCGCGTCGCAAAGATGTTCGATGACTTTGTGGGCTCAGCCCAGGTCTTCTCGACCACTGTCGTCAGCGGCTGGCTGTCCCGCAAGGGCACGACCAACACGGTTGACTGGACCGTCACTGCGGCGCCTGGCGGCACTGTGGTTGGCAAGGTCGGCGATACCACCGCCTCCATGGCGGTCTCCGGCGTGCAGTTGGATTCCGGCCTGAACTGGAAAGCCAATCAAGGCGATCTGGTATTCGAGGCCAGGGTCAAGACCGGCATCATCACCAACATGGCGATCTTTGTCGGGCTCACCGATCAGGTTTCCGCCTTGGAGATGCCGGTCAACTCTGCAGCATCGGCCGATACGATTACCACCAATGCGACAGATGCAGTGGGTTTCATGTTCGACACCGCAATGGCCACGGATACGTGGTGGCTGGTCGGTGTGGCGAACGACGTGGATGCAACGAAGCAGGACACCACGGTCGCTCCTGTTGCGGATACCTACGAGACGTTCCGAATCGAGCTTTCCACGACCGGTGTGGCGACGTTCTATCGGAACGGCACCGTAGTGGGAACGGCAATGACTGCCGCGGTGACGGCCACCATTGCCTTGACTCCGGTCATCGCAGCCTTTAACCGCACGACTGCCAACGGCGCAACGACCATCGTGACGGCCGATTGGGTCTATGTCAGCGGCAATCGCGTCTAACTAACCAGGAGAGATTTGTGTCCGATGTAGCAGCTACCCCCTCTGGGGGCGCTGAGGTTTCCGCACGTCCGGATGCTTCAGCCACCCGCGAACCATCCATCACCGAACGCATCAAGGCTTCCATTTTTGCGGAGCCTGAAGCGGAGAAACCCAAGCCTGCTGCATCGGAGATGGTCTCCAAGCCCGTAAAGCTTGAGACCGAGAAAGCCGAACCTGCTGCCAAGGCAGCGGAGGAAGAGGTAGAGGCGGAAGCCCCTACCGAGTCTGAGGAAGCTGCCCCCGAGGAAGACGCTCTCACGGCCGCCGATCTATCCACGCTGGACGAACTGAGTGAGGCGACGGGTCTGGAGCTGGACAAGCTCATGGACCTCTCCGTCAAAACGAAGATCGACGGCAAGGATGGGTCAGTGCGACTCCGTGACTTGCTGAAGAGCCACCAACTGGAGGGACACCTTAATCAGAAGCTCATGGCGCATGCCGATGAGCAGAAATCGTTCGCGCTCAAACAGCAGGGCTGGGAGCGTGAGCGTGCGGACAAGCTGATCAGGATGGACGCTGGGTACAAGACCCTTGAGCGTGCCCTGGCAGCGGAGTACGCAGACATCGATTGGCAGAAGCTGTCGGCCGAAAATCCGACGGAGTTCAACGCCAAGTACGTTGGGTATCAACAGCGCGAAGCGCAATTGCAGGACATCGGGAAGCTTTTAGGCGCCGAACAGCAGCAGCATCGACAAGAGATGGAGGCACGCAATGCCGCCTACCTCAAAGAGCAACGCTCGCTTTTGGCAGCCAAAGTTCCTGAGTGGTCCGACCAATCACGCCGCGCAAAGGATCGCCTGGAATTGGGCGAATACCTGAAGGACAAAGGCATGTCGTTGGAAGACCTCGATAGCGTGGTCGATCACCGTCAAATCCTGATCCTCAAAGACGCGCACGCCTGGCACCAGCTCCAAAAGAGCAAGCCGTCCGTGCTGCAAAAAGTCAGAACCGCACCGAAATTACTGAAGCCGGGAACACCGCAATCCCGAGCTGCGCAGGAGGGTTTTGTCGCTCAAAAAGAGCGCGACCGTCTTCGCAGTACCGGCAAGGTAGCCGATGCGCGCGCGCCTCTGAAGCGCCTCCTATTCAATGGCTGAACTCGGGGTTGCCTGAGATCTCTTAGATGACGCAACCTACTGGTGTCTATTCTGTCTACGATGCTTCCGGCACGACCGGCGTAGGCAAGGGCAACCGTGAAGACCTCGTTAACACGGTTTACGACATTTCCCCCACCGATACTCCCGTCCTCACCGCACTGCCGCGCGTGAGCGCTGAAGCGGTATTGCATGAGTGGACGACTCACGCACTCGCAACCGCAGCGGCGAACGAAAAGATCGAGGGCGACGATGCCACGATTGACGTTGAGACCGCGAAGACCCGACTGAACAACCGCACCGCGATCTCCAACAAGGTCGCAGGCGTCACCAAGACGCAGCAGGCGGTGTCCAAGGTCGGCATGATGGACGCCATGGCCGAGGCTGTCGGCTACAAGATGAAGGAGCTGAAGCGCGACCAGGAAGTGATGCTCAATGCCAACACCGCCAAGGTGTCTGGTAACGACACCACCGCGCGTAAGACGGCAGGCTTTCCGACATGGATCGTCAATGCTGCCACCGTGATTGGCGCCAACCCGACCGGCGACGGTTCGGATACGGCCACCAACGGTACGCAGCGGCCCCTCACGGAACCCTTGCTCCTGGAAGCCTCGCAGTTGGCCTATGACGACGGCGGCAGCCCGAGTCTGTTGGTGGTGGGTACGTTCAACAAGCGTATCGCCTCCACCTTCGCCGGCAACCAGAACCGCAACGTGGATGCTTCGGCAAAGAAGCTGGTCAACTCCATTTCGGTGTATGAGGACGATTTCAACACGATGAAGATCGTGGCGGATCGGTTCTCTGTATCCCGCAATGCGCTGTTGATCGATACGGAATACGCGGCAGTTGCCTACCTGCGTTCGTACGACACGTGGGATCTGGCCACGACCGGCTCCAGCATCCGCAAGCAGATCGAGTGCGAATGGGCGCTCGAAATGCGTAACCCGGATGCGCACGCGATCATCCGCGATCTGACGACCAGCTAACCCTGATCGTTCCTTAAAGGCCCTCTTCGGAGGGCCTTTTTGTTTCCCAACCCTGATCACAGTCACTCTCTAATCGGAGACCGCAATGCCGCTCCCTCTCTCTCGTACATGCATGGCCGAAACCTTCGCCGACATCAGCGCGGCCAGCACCATCTACTTCTCTGCTCCCTACACCGGCTACTTGGAGAGCATCCAGCTCACGCTGTTCAACGCCATCACCACGGCCGACTCCATCGTTACCGTGAAGGTGGACAACGTGACCGTCGGCACTGCGCTCACCGTCGCTTTCACTGCTTCCGCCAAGGGCACGACCTTCAGGCGTGAGTACCAGAACATCGGGGTGAAGCTCGGCAGCATCATCGAAGTCATCACCGATGGCGCTTCGTCCACGACCGCCATCACTCCCTGCACCATCACCTTCAGGCCGTAACCCATGTCGAACAAACACGCCGCAGAGCTTTACACGGGCGTCGGGGTCAGTGCGAACGACGTGCTTTTCACCACGCGCAATGTGCAGCAGCACGAACTGTTCACGCTGATGAGTTCCGCCGGTGCTGTTCAGGTGCTGGCCAGCGTCGATGGGACGAACTTCGCCACGGCCCCGCTGGCGCTTGAGGATGCTGGTGCGACCGCAAACTCGACCTATGTGGTCGTGACAGCTGCCGCGCGTATCTACAAATTCTGGGGCAAGTTCACCTGCTTGCGCGTGACGCAGAACGGTGCAACGGCGACGGCCGCCTCCCTTATCTGCGGAGCTGGTGCGTGATCGACACCGAGACGGATCTAAAGACGGCTATCGAGGCGCGCAATGGCGAGCTGATCGTCAAGCGTGTGCAGGATACGACGCCGTATCTGGAAGTGAACAAGCGCGAGCGTAACAACTTCCAGGCCAAGCGCGGCGCAAGGATGCGCAAGGTGGCAGAGATCCCGAATATCGTCGTTGAGAAGTGGATGAAGGAAGGCGTCAACATCTTCGACCGCAACCATGCGCCGGAGATTCAAAGACGTCTGAACTCGAGCGAGTATGCGTACCTGCGCACTTCACCGGGTAAGTGCAAGGTGACCTGATGGCAGCGATTACCGGGTACACCACACTGCTAACAACAGTGCAGGACTACCTCGCGCGCTCGAATCTCTCGACCTTCGCTGAGAACTTCATTCAGAACTGGGAAGAGCGCTTCTACCGACAGCCCAAGAACTTCGGCAGTTGGATGGAGGTGACCGGGACCATCGGCACGATTGCGTCCAATGTCGTGGTCGTTCCCACCCGTTACCTGCGGCTCAAGAATGCTTACGTCGATGGCAATCCCTCCACTCGCCTAGACCGCAAGTCCATTCACCAGCTCTACGGCCGCTATCCGCGCGGAAGCGATACGGACCGACCGAAAGAGATTGCCCGCGATGGCATCAATTTCGTGTTCGGTCCACCGCCTGACTCAACGTACACGATCAAGGGAACGTACTACGCAAAGCCGGTCGTGATGCGACTGTATCCCTCGGATGCATCCGGCCACTGGCTGATCATGAATGCGCCTGATCTCCCGCTCTACGGCGCATTGCTTGAGGCCGAGTCGTTCATCAAGAACGATCCACGCATTGCGCTGTGGCAGAGCTTCTACACCCCGGCCTTGCAGGACTATCGCGACCTGTTCAGCGAGGAAGAGGTTTCGGGAGGCCCGGTGCAAGAGGTACTTGGATGAGTTTTTTCATTCACGGCCATAGCATTGGCAGAGGATCAAGGACGTACAAGTCGTGGGCGATGATGTTGCAGCGCTGTCTGAATGAAAAAGACTCAAGCTATAGCAACTATGGAGCTAAAGGTGTTTCGGTCAATGAAAGGTGGATGAAATTTGAGAATTTCTTCGCCGATATGGGTGAACGTCCACTTGAAACGACACTCGACCGATACCCGAGCAAGGATGGTCATTACGAGCCTGGCAATTGTCGATGGGCTACGCGGCGTGAGCAACAGAACAACTTGAAGAGCAATGTCCGCATCATTCATGACGGCAAGGATCTAACCCTTTCGGCGTGGTCGCGGGAGTTGAAACTCTCCTATACGGCCCTGAAGAAGAGGCATCAGAAAGGTGATAAGCCGCCGCGGCTGTTCCGGCCTATTGAAGTCTCTTTATGAGAGCTGCTGACGGCAAGGTGCCGTTCGGGAAGTGGCTGCCTGATCTTCCGGTTCTGGACAATCCCGGCATGACGGAAGCGCTGAACGTGCTCCCGGTGCTCGCGACCTACAAGCCCTATCTGCCCATTGTGGGTATTGGGGATGCGCTTGCCGCCCGTCCGCAGGGTGCTGCGGCTGCATTGGACTCATCGAGCAATACGTTCATCTATGCCGGCACGGATGCGGATCTATACGTCCGCGCTGGCTCGGCATGGACGACCAAGAGCGGCGCGGTTTACACGACAGCAAGCACCGGCTACTGGCGCTTCGCGCAGTTCGACACAACATTGGTTGCGACGAACTACGCCGATGTACCGCAGTCCATCGATGTCGGCTCGGGAAGTAATTTCGCCGACCTCGCATTGACCGGAACCGCACCCAGAGCGCGCCAGATTGGCGTGATCAACCGCTTTGTGGTGCTGGGCGACACCATTGATGGCACGAATGGGACCGTACCTACGCGCCTGCAGTGGCCCGCAATCGATGATCCGACCAACTGGCCCGTTCCTGGGAGCGCGAATGCGCTCTCGGTGCAGTCCGGCGAACAGTTCATGAATGCCAACTACGGTCCCGTCACTGGAATCGTGGGCGGCGATCAGTTCGGCATCATCTTCCAGCGCTCTGGTCTCACCCGCGCCACCTATATCGGCGGCAATCTGGTGTTCCAGTTCGACACCATTGAGGAAAAGCGCGGCGCCTTGTGTCCGAATGCCATCGCGAAGGTCGGCAAGTTCACCTATTTCGTCTCAAGCGACGGCTTCTACGTCACGGACGGTGTTTCGGTGCAGCCGATTGGCACTGGAGAGGTGGATACGTGGTTTGCCGATCGCTTCGACACCGGATACCCGGAGCGGATGTACTCCGCGGTCGATCTGTCGCGGAAATTGATCCTCTGGGCCTTCGCTGGACCGGGAAATACCGCCGGCCGGCCAAATAATCTGCTCGTCTACAACTATGACGAGAAGCGTTGGACCCATGCAGAGGACGAGTGCGAGATTTTGTCCTCCGGGCTCACCCAAGGCGTGAGTCTGGACGACTTGGATGCATATTTCGCCTCGCTTGACCTCGTGTCGCCCGGTTTGGACTCCAGCCAGTGGGCCGGCGGCGTAAATACGGTCTCTGCCTTCGATTCGAGCAACAAGTTCGGCACGTTCTCTGGAACGCCAGGCACGGCAACGCTCGACGGACAGGAAGTAGAGCTCAACCTGGGCCTCTACACGCGCGTACAGGGCATCAAGCCGCTCGTGATTGGCTCTTCCCCTGTCATGACGGTGGCTTTGGGACGCCGGGATGATCTCGGGACTGCGGTGGCGTATTCGACGGACGTTTCACCCACTGCGCGGACAGGATTCTGCGACTTCGACTCTGAGGCTCGCTACAACCGCTCGCGCCTGACCATCGTGGGCAATTTCGAGAGTGCCATGGGCGTGCTCTATCAAGCACTGCCGAGCGGTGCGACGTGAGCATCGACAACATCGCGCTTTCCAGCCCCGATCCGGACGCACACCGGACCGTGATCGCTCAGGCGGTGAACAACCTGATCGCCGGCAAGCTGCGGGTTACGGGTAGTTTCTCGCTTGCCGCTGGAGCCACTACGACGGTCGTCGGGGACAACCTCTTTGAGTCAATCATGGTGCCGCTCCTGATCCCCATGAGCGCTACTGCTGCCACGGCGTTGGCTGTGACCTACGTTTCCAACCGAACGAAGGGTGCATTCACTTTGACTCACGACAACACGGCGGATGTGGACCGGATCTTTGCGTATGTGAGGCTCGGCTGATGTTCGAGCCCAGCAAGTTCTTCGCCATCCCCTCCGCAGAGATTGATGGCGTTGATCATCACTTGCGGCCGTTCCTGAATGAGTTCGAGCGGATGACCTCACTGGTGTCTGCGGATGACGTGCTGAGCCAGGCGAAAAGCGCCGATGCACAGTTGTGGAGTTACTTCGACGGCGAGTTCCGCGGTGTGATGGCGACTCGCTTGCACCGTTCTAGTCTCGGGCTTGTATGCAATATCTGGGTCTGCGTTGGCTTTGATGTTCTTGAGATCGTGGACGGCGTGATGCAGGAAATTGAGCAGTGGGCTCGCTCTATGGGCTGCCATGCGATTGAGATCGTCGGCCGCGAGGGTTGGGAGAAAAAAATCTCCGGCTTCAAGCGCAAGGCGATCGTATTGGAGAAGGTCTTGGCGAGGGCGCACTGATGGCCTACATCCCGCCTCGCAATCCTCGCATCCCTGATCCGAATCAGCAGCTGCCTGTTCCCATGGGCAATTCGCCTATCGCTGCATTGATGGCGCGACAGCCGACGTATTCGAATCCTGTCTCTTCGGGCAAGTACCAAGACCTCGCCATGCGCCTCGCTGGTACCCCGCCGCAGCTGGGGCCGCAGCCGGTGATGGATCTGCCGCCATTGAGGGCAGCGCCGAATGACACAGGGTCAACAACCACAACGACACCCGGCTTGGGTTCGTATCTCGGCACCGGCCTTCAGGCATATCAGGTTGCCGACAATCTCGGGTTGCTGGCGAATGATCCCTCGCAGGCGGAAACCTCAGCAGAGCAGGGCGCGCGCGATACGTCAGGCACGAACGCATCGTTAGACGCGAACATTGCCGGCATGGCTATCCCGACCGTGGGTGCAATCGCTGGCGGGGCTGCCATTCCAGCTGGCACGGTGACTGTTGGTGAGCTTGGAGCCGCAGGAGCTGCAGGTACTGGTGCCGGCGGAACTGGAGCAGCGCTAGGCGGCGGTGCATCCGCAGATGCCGCCGGCGCCGGCTTGGCTGGGTTGGGGGGCGCAGCTGCGGGCCTGGGCGGATTGGCTGCCATCTACCTCATCGGATTGAACGCGCAAAACAATTTCGATCAGGCTCGAGCCTTGCGGGAGGCGCAGCTGCGTGCCGGACATGCCGCGAATGGCAATGGTGACAGCTTCGAGGATTGGACTCACGGGCTATTGCAGCTACCACGCGGGCCGACTGGCCAGCCACGACCGAGGAACTGATGGGCGAACATACGACTACCGGCGGGACACAGGTTGTCCGCGCTGAGCCGCCTTCGTATCAGCTTCCTTACCTGCAGGAAGGGCTCGACCAGTCGCGGGGTCTCTTTGCTCAAGGCGCTCCCGAACAGTACGGCGGCAACACGATTGTTCCCTTCGCGCCGCAGACCGAGCAGGCATTGGGCATGCAGGAGCAGCGCGCGGTCAACGGATCGCCTGTCACCAATGCCGCAAGCGGCTACGTCACCAACAGCCTGAATGGCTCGCAGTTTGGCGGCAATCCGCAGCTGGATGCGACGTTCCAGCGTGCTGCCCAACAGTCACGCGGCGTGCTGGATAGTGAGTTCGCGCGCGGCGGGCGGAACATCGGCGCATCGGCTCCCGCTCGGGCTGACATGCTCACGAACCTCGCCACGTCGATCTACGGCGGCGCGTACGAGGGCGACAGGAACCGGCAGCAGAACTCTCTCGCCTATGCCTCACCCCTCGCCCAGCAGGACTACAACGACATCGCGGCGCTGCATGATGTGGGTCAGCAGGTCGAAGGCCAATCTGGACAGATCATCGCCGACAATCAACGTCGCTGGGACTACGAGCAGAACGCGCCAGGCATGCAGCTTGATCAGTACCTGAATCGCATTTCAGGGCAGCAGGGGCAGACGCAGACCACGCAGCTGCCGCCGCAGTACCAAAATCGTACCGCTGGCGCTGCTGGCGGTGCGCTGGCCGGATCGCAGATCGGCGCAGGCATTGGCAGCGGATATGGTGGATGGGGCGCTCTGCTCGGCGGGTTGCTCGGTGCCTATGGCAAGCCAACGGTGACATGACATGCCTTTCGACTGGCGCTCACTGACCAACGGCGACACGCTCTTCGGCACCGCTCCGGGTGGCGGATTGCTTGGAGATGAGCCTGCAGTTGCGAAGCGCGATGGAATGATGGCGCTCGCCGCGCAGTTGCTGGAAGGCGGCGGATATTCGCCACAGCGCACGACGTTCGGCCAGCAGATCGGCCGTGGATTGCAGGTTGCGCAGGCCGCACATGCGCAGTCGCTTCAGGATCAGCAGAAGAAGCGGCTGGTTGACGCTCAGATCGCCGCGACACAGGCAAAGCCCACCGGCCCTGCATCGGTTCAGGAATTCGAATTCGCAAAGGCGCAGGGGTTCCCTGGCACTTTTCAGGAATGGGTTGTCGCCGGCGGTCAAAGCTCGCGGCCTTCGTCGGTTCAGGAATGGGAGTTCTACAACAGTCTCCCCACCGCGCAGAAGCAGCAATACCTGGAGATGAAGCGCAACCCGAACTTTGCGGTCAAGGACGTGAACACGGTTCCGACTGTGATTCAGCCGTCAGTTGTTGCCGGTACAGCCACCACGCCGCTCTCGACTCAGGCAAGCGAAGCCTCTGCGGCAGGGGAGAAGAAGCGACAGGAGTCTGCTGGCGGCGCACTGGGTGCGGCGCAGGGCAATATCGAGGGCGGCATTGAGACCAAGGGCTCGAATGCTGTCGGAACAACTGGAACCCTGGATCTTGCGGAACCGCTGATCGATATTGCTACCGGCAGTGCCGCCGGTGCCGCGCGCGACAAGGTTGCGGCGTTCTTCGGGTCTGCTCCCGACAGCGCGCAAGCTATCGCGCAGCTCAAGGTGTTGCAGGCCAACCTGATGACCACCATGCCGCGCATGGAAGGCCCGCAATCCGATCGTGACGTAGCGCTATACCGCGAGGCCGCAGGTCAGATCGGCGATCCCACCGTCCCTGCTGCGATCAAGAAAGCAGCCGTCAAGACGATTCGCGAGCTTCAGAATCGCTACATGGCCCGTGCTGGTAAGACTGCCGCCAAGCGGGTCAAGGTTGATGCCGCTGGCAATGTGATCGACTGATGGAAATCGAACTAGCCGACGGCACGATCCTGGACGCTCCGGATGATGCAGACCCCTCTGCTGTGGCCAAGGCGTACATGGCCAAGCAGAAGCCGATAAACGATAACCCTGCGTCAGATCCCTCGCTGTACGACAAAGACAACGAGATGAGCAATTCGCTCATGCGCGGCGGCAAGGATGTTGCTCGGGCTGTCGGGCTTGCTGGCCGAACGATCCTCAACACTGCCGCCAGTGCGCCGCTTGCAGCGATGGATGCCGGTGTGGCTGGTCGAAACTACCTCGCTCAGAAGATGAAGCCGAAGTCGCTGACGGATCTGATTGCGCCTCAACAGGCTCCGCAGTACGAGCTGCCATCAAAGACATGGAACGACGCGCTCAACGCCTCTGGCGTCCCGCAGTTCCAGGGGCCGATTGAGAAGGGCGGTGACATCGCCGGCCAGATGCTGCTGAGTAGCAAGCTGCCGACTCCGCAAGCTTCCACCATGGCGCCGGCCAACTTCGCCCGGCCGCTGTCAGTTCGCGATGCGACGCTCGCGGCATCTCAGAAGGAAGGCTATGTCGTTCCGCCATCCACCACGAATCCCAGCCTGCTGAACAAGATCCTGGAGAGCATCGGCGGCAAGGTCGCAACCGCGCAGGATGCATCACTCAAGAATGCTGGCGTGACCGAGAAGCTAGCGACGCGCGCACTTGGCATGAAAGCCGGTTCACAGATCGCAGAGGACACCCTGCCGGCGATCCGCGCTGAGGCTGCCAAGGCATATGCGCCATTGCGTGGCATCGGCATGATGCGGGCGGATAGCGAGTATGCAAAGCAACTCGCCGACATTGCGAAGCCGTTCGAGAACGCGAACAAGAGCTTCCCCGGTCTTGCCGGCAATGACGTGCTGGACATGGTGAAGACCGTCAATCAGAAGTCGTTCGACTCGGATGCGGCAGTAGATGCGATCAGCCTACTGCGAGAGAAGGCGACTACCGCTTACTCGCAGGGCGACAAGACGCTTGGCAAGGCTTACCGCGGCATCACGGACGCCATGGAGAATGCGATTGAACGCAGCCTCGCGCGCCGTGGTGCATCGGCTCAAGACATCCTCGCGCAGTTCCGGGCTGCTCGGCAGCAGATCGCCAAGACCTACAGCGTGGAAGGCGCGCTCAACAAGGCCACTGGGCAGGTATCTGCAACGAAGCTGGCAACGCAGCTCGCGAAGGGCAAGCCGCTGTCGGGCGACCTGAAGACGATTGCGAAGTTCGGCTCAGCTTTCCCGAAGGCAGCGCAAGCGGTCACGGACAGCGGATCGGTTCGGAATACCGATGTGATGATGGGCGCCGGTACTGCGGCCCTGTCGAAAGAGCCGAGCTATCTGCTGTATCCGTTCTTGCGTCAGGCAGTACGCAAGGGCTTGCTCTCTGATACCGGCCAAGCCCTCACACGCGAGGGATTGCCGGCCGACTATCCGCAGACCGCCATGCAATTGCTCTACGGAGCGAACGGCCTATTCCAGCAGTGAGCCGGAAAGGCTGTAGAGGATCGGCAGGGACAGGACGCCCAGCCAGATATTGATCATCCCCAAGCCGACGCAGATCCCGCCACACACGGCGGTGATCCAAATGATGCGTCCCAAGGTCGGCTTGTTCTTCACGTCTCGATGATAACGCAATTCAGTTTGAGGTGTTCCCATGCCCGTAAGTAGCTGGTCCACAACGCCGGCCTCGAACAATTCAGCCCCACCGAATGGCTGGCCTGAAGGACAGGCCGCGTCCACAGTGAACGACTGCGCCCGCCAGATGATGGCCGACATCCGCGCGGTTTATGACAACACGGCGCTGAAGGACGCATCAAATATATTCTCGCTGTCAACGAATGCCGTATATCAGCAGACGGTGCAAAATGCCAATGCGGGTGCCGCCGCTGTCGCTGGCTTCTCTGGGTCAAATGGCTCACGCACTCTCAACTTGCAGGTGACCGGCACAGGTTTTTCGGGCACTCAGCTCACCGGCGGACCGACTGGCGAACAGGCCGTATTGTATTCAAGCGGTTCGATTCCGATCAGCATCGGCACCGCCAGCACCGAACGTATCCGTATTGCCGGTGACGGTACCGTCACCTATGGCGGCCTTGAGATCGGTTTCCGCGGCATCCCGCAGAACATCCAGGCTGCAAACTACACGCTCGTGGCTGCCGATGCCGGAAAGCATGTCTACCATGCCTCCGGTGCTGGCTCAGGCGACACGTACACCATCCCGGCCAATGCTTCGGTCGCCTACACCATCGGAACTGCAATCACCTTCGTGAACAACGACAGCAACTCGGTGTCGATTGCGGTCACGACCGACACCATGACGCTGGCAGGTACCACGACCACCGGCACGCGCACGCTCGCTCAAAATGGTGTTGCGACAGCGCTGAAGGTGACAAGCACGGCCTGGCTCATCTCCGGCACCGGCCTCTCATGAGCGGCATTATGAATGCCCTGACTTCGTCCAACGGGTTAGAAGTCTCAGTAGCAGTGACCCTCGAATTCTTCGTGAACTACACAGGCTACGATACAAGTCCGGTCGGATCGGTCTCGCCGAGTCCCTTTAATCTGAAAGGAATTCAGGTCGTTGCTCTGAAATCGGATAGCACACGAGATTTTGCCATCCAGATCAATTCTAACGTCTCGCAGAACTATTGGCGCGATGTGCGAATACAGAGAGCATCTGGTTACCGTGTCTATTCCTCTGCCGCGGCGACGTCATTCATTACCGGCGGTGGAGTGACCAGCTGGCTCTACGGAGACGCTTCAAGTCCAGTCTGGGTGTCCGGCGACAACGCGACAGTCAAAGCCGTCACTTTCATCTACTAGCGAAACGGATACCACCGCATCCGCAGGCTCAGCGCATTGACTCCGCGATCCCTGTTCGTCGCGATGCTGGAAATATGCGAGACCTCCAGCGAGAGCGTAACTGCCCTGAACTCCAAGCCGTACCCGATGGCAAGCCTGCCGTACGGGTTGTAAGGATCATCGACAGTCACCATCGATCCGCCGGTTTCTATAATCCCGTCGTGATGGGATTCGAAGTTCCGCCATTCTTGGTGCGGAACAGACGTATCGAGCATGGAGACGTCGGAGTCGATGTAGAGATTTGACCAGCTGAAGCACGCGATCAATGCGGCTAACGAACAGTCCATTGCAAGAGTCCCTTTGTGTTGTTGACGAATCAATCGTAATGACGTGCGACGCACCAATCAATGGTAACAAGGAAAGACCCAAAGCATGATCACACGCCCGCCGACTCTGAGCCCGGAAGAAATGGAACGCCTTCTGGCTCAGCTTGCCGACCGCGGCGCCAGGATCACGATGACCGATCCTCGGGTCAGTGCAACCACGAACTGGCTACTTGGCTCACTGGGTGCCGTTGGTATTGTCGTGGGCGGCTGGCTGATTCAGAGCGTCAACAGGCTGAGCGAGGGCCTCGCGGTCGTCATCCAGCAGAACGCCAGCAGCCAGCGCATCAATGATGCTCAGGACAGTCGCCTGAGCAATTACGACGACCGTCTGCGGACCGTCGAGAGGGCCATCAAATGAGCGACGATCCTCTTGAGGAATGGATTAGGTTAAGCAACAAGGTAGACAACCGCAGCGCTTCGATTGTGCAGATCGAAAGCAACAAGCTGCTGCCATTCATGATGCTGGCTTGCCTGCTTTCTGGCGGCGCTGCGGTTGGATCTATTGCCACGCTGTTCTATGTGAACACGAAAGTTTCGGACATGAGATCAGACAACGACATGCAGAAGAGGCGCGTCGAAGAGCTGCGCATTCGCGTGGAAGACAACGACGTACTATTACAAGTCGCTGGGGTCAAGAAGCCCGGCGATGCGATTACCGGCCCTGCGGCCAATCCCAAACGACTGAAGCCTTAAGTGGCGCATGAGGAGCAGCGAAAATTGGAGGGTTACATTGTGAGGTCCCGTGGAAGGCAATCGTCACGTATCGGGCGATGCCGACATCGGCACAGAAGAAGCAGCTGAAGGAACTGGAGGGTCAGATTCGCCAAGCGCTGGCGGTGCCTTCAATTTACGACGGCTTGGTTGAGAACGGCAAAGCAGCGCTTGTCTGCACCACGCTGACCAAGACGGATCTTTCACGAGAAGACGTCGAGACTTTGTTCGAGGCCGGCGAATCACTGTGGGAGTCCTATCCTCCTGCATGAGCGACCCTGCATGGCTGGTGACTATCGTCGTCATAGTGCTGGTTTTCATCGCCGGAATATTCGTCTGGCTCTGGCACAAGGGTGATGGGAACAACGGACTCAAGGACGAACTGGAGGATCGCGTGAGCACCCTAGAAGCAGAGAACGTCACCATCTGGCAGGAGCTGCGCCGGCTGGCGAATCGGTGGATACCATGAGCGACATTCTCAAACGCCTTGAGGAAATCAACGAAAAGCTGACAGATCGGATTGTCATTGATCCGGCGATGCTCGAGCAGATCGTAGATTCATTACCTGACGGCCTGCTGATGATCGATGAGGCGGGGATAGTGCAGCTGTGCAATAAGCAGATCGAACTTCTCTTCGGCTACCCGCGCTCGGCGCTCATTGGTCAATCGGTTCACCTGCTGCTGCCGGAGAGTCTTCGTGATCGACACGCCGGCCACATCGCCGGCTACTTCTCAAACCCGACCGTACGGCCGATGAATATGGCGCAGACCTTGGCCGGCCTGCACCGCACTGGGCGCACGATCCATGTACAGATCATCCTTGGGCCAGTGGTCTCAGCTCAAGGCGTTCTCGCCCTGGCTGTTGTCCGACGCGTCCCAGACAATGTCTGAGGAAAAAGGCGATTGGGACGAGTATCGCAGGCTCATTCTGCAGGAGCTGCTTAGGCTGTCGACCGGGATTGCAGAATTGAAAACGCAGTTGGCCTTTCTGCACGCGTCCGACCTGGCAAGTATCAAAGCGGAGATCGCCGTGCTGAAGTTCAAATCTGGATTGTGGGGCTTCGTCGCCGGCGCTATTCCATCGGTGGCGGCACTGGCTTACATGGCGATTTCAAAATGATCAACGAAGCACAGGTCACAGCCTTGCTGATTCGCGAGGAAGCTGAAGTATTGCACGCCTATCCTGACAGCAAGGGATTCATTACCTGCTGCGTGGGTCGCATGATCGATCCCCGCAAGGGCGGCGGATTCTCGCAGGATGAGTCGCGCTATCTCCTGCGTAATGACATCCACAGATTCACTGCTGAATGCGAGCGCGCCTTTGAGTGGTGGCCATTGCTGGATTCAATACGGCAGCAGGTCATTTTCTGCATGGTATTTCAAATGGGTGTGACCAAGGTGGCGGGCTTCCATCAGATGTGTCTTGCGCTCGGCCGTGGCGATTACCTGAGGGCCTCCATTGAAATGCTGGATAGCGACTGGGCTCGCGAAGATTCACCGGCACGGGCAAACCGTATGGCTCTAATCATGAAAACGGGAGAATGGCCAGCATGACATTCTGGGACCTGGTCTCGAACAACTGGACGAAAATACTCGGCACCGTCTCGACGATGCTGACCACGCTGATGACGTTGATTGCCAGCGGCGCCTTTGAAGGGCTGCTGGAGCCTAACTTGATCAAATGGCTCGGCATCGCCGGCATGTTGGTTGGGTCGGCAACGGTCGGTGTCGGGTTCAACAATTCCGCGCGGATCAAGATCGCCACCGCGATGGAAACGGCCATTAAAGCTACACCTCCACAGGAGACCCCATGAAACTTAAACTCCACCAAGCCTTGCCGCTACTGTTTCTCTTACTTGCAGGCTGCGCCTCTCTGGGCGTCCCAGCGCCTTCTACCTTCAACGAGAAGGCAGCGGCCGCACTAGCCACAGTGACCGGCGCCAGGCAGACCACGTTGACGCTGCTGCAGGCCGGGAAGCTCACACCGGACGACGCCGAGAACGTGAACGCTCAGGCCGACAACCTGCGCCAAGGCATCGACATTGCCCGGCAGATTCATTCAACCAATACCGCCGCAGGGGATGATCGTCTGACAGCAACGATCACGGCTCTTACGGCTCTTAACGCTTACCTGGGGACGCGTAAATGAACGCAGGAATTATCGCACAGCTCATTCTTCAGGGGCTCCAGCAGCTTCAGGCGTACCAACAGGTGGCCATGAAAGCGCATGCCGAGGGCCGCGACGTGAGTGACGCGGAACTAGACGCGCTCGGCGCTGCTGACGATGCCGTCAAGAATGCAGTGGATGCAGAGATTACAAGACAGCGGGCCGCGCAATTGCCAGCCCCATGACCTGCTGACGGCAGTCTTCCTCAGAGCGCTTTAGCGGCGTGGATGTCGTACCACACCGTATCAATCATCCCGCTGTATAAAACCGCCTCCCAATCGTGCATCAGCTCGTCCAGGTTGCGCCAACCGTCCTTGTGCTCCATCGGTGTAGGGCCTGAGCTGTCCACCTTGTAGAGCCCGGTAGCGACTCCCGCGTGCGTTCCTTCTTTGCTCGACTTCGTGCGCTTCAGCATGCCGAGAATAGCCGGATGACGACGCAGCCACAGCCGTAGCCACTGACGCGATGACCACTTGGTATGCGCGAGCGTGCCGGGCTTTGGGATGATGACCGGCTGCCAGGTGTCCTGGCGGATGAGGTTGAACCGCGTGTAGCCGATGCTCTGCAGGTGGGCGATTAGATTAGCCGCACCACGACCGGCCTCGAAGCTCAGATACTTCGGCGCTGTCTCGCGAGTGAAGGACATGACGGCAATATCATCTGCGCCCTCGATGTCGATCTTCACGAACTCGCCGACGCCGTACTCGGCTATCACTGAGTCCAAGCGGCGGAAGGGAATCTGGATCTCATCGGCGTGATAGCCATTGCGAGACGCCATGGTCTTATCAAAGCTGTTCCAGATCGCGCTTTCCCGGCAGAGGTAGAAGGGGAGGGTGCCGGCTGTGTTCCCTATCGCAACACCAAGAACAACGCACTTACCTAATGCGATCTCCGCTGAGAATCGAGCCTTGAGCTTTTCCACGAGATTCGGCGCTGCCTCGATGCAGATCGTCCTATACCCCTCCCGCATGTAGTGCTCCGTGTCATCCCCGTTGTGACCGCCAAGGTCATAAGCCAACTTCATATCCATCTCCCTGTTGTGTTTTTGAATCGTACCTGCCGCCTAATTGGCGTGCAGACTTCCCGCAGTGATGCGCGTCACAGTTTCGATTTGCTGCGCTGAACGATGTAAGAGAAATCGACGCTACTCAGTCGGCGCCTCAGTTTCTGCAGGGCGCTCCTCAAAGTCTTCGCAATCCTCGGCGCTCTCCATCGCTGCCTGCAAGTCGGCTTGCGTGAATTCCAGGTCTAGCCGCGCTTCCCAGTGTCCCTTCAGGCATGCCATTCCCGGCGGGACCGCTGGTTCATACGTGAGTTCCGACCACGAGTGCGCGTCCTTTCCTGGGTCATAGTCCAGATGAATGCAGCCGATGCAGTACTTCATTGTTGCTCGCACACAGTCAGAGCGGCTCTAATGCGGGATCTACGCTGCGGCAGTCCTTCGAACAGATTGCAGCGGCTCGCCTTGTAGCACCAGCGCATGCACTTCGCGCATTGAACCTGCCGCGTCTCGCCTTTGGCGTTGTCTCGCGTTCCATACGGACGACTCCACGCCCGGAAGTCTCGTGCGTCCGTACATTCAATCGGTGTCTTAAATTCACTCATTCGTCCGCCATCCGCAACAGCTTGAGCTTCGACCGTTCCAGCAGCCACAGAGTATCGCCGCCATCAGCGTACGAGCTGGCGAAGTACTCGTTGCCGTCCTTGTCGTAACCCATGATGACGACGCCTTCGAGTTTGCCAGCGGCAGCCTCAAGGATTCGATCCGCCGGCAGGTCCAGCTTCGTAACGCATCCCAGGTTCACAACCTCACCCATGGTCTTCTCGTGTGTTGTGCGAGTGACGTTTCTCTGCCTCGCGTAGGCCGTCCGCGAGACAACAGAAAATCTCACTGGCACCCCAAGCGCTTGCGATAAGAATTGCCACCACCAATCCAATCAAGCTCCAGATCCACATAGCTACTCCGCTCGCTCCTGAGGAGCGAGACGCTTGACGTCGATGGTGGCCAGCAGCTCGCGCAGCCGCTCCACGTCCTCGGCAAACCGGAAGCACATCAGCGCACCGGTCCGCTTGTCACAGAGGACGATGCCACCGTCTGAGGTGATCAACGAGTACTCGCGCGGTGTGTGCTTCTCTACGACGTTCAGCATTCTGTTTCTCCATTGCTCAAATCCGGGAAGATCCCCAACCGATATGTCGGTTGCTTTTCTCTGCCCAAACGACGGGTCGTACTCGATGCGACCGACTCGCATACCACTTCCATAATCCTGGTCACCGGCTGACATGGTCTTCTCCGTTCAGAAGAGCGCTACATTGCCCAAGAGACGCAAGGCCGGGCTGACCGGCCGTGGCATTTGAATCCGGGTGACCTTCCGGTAGTAAGCACCGCTCGTGCTCAGCTTGCGTCATAGTCAATCCAGGCCTAGGCATTGATCGCGATGCTCGTCGTCGTGATCGATGAAACACGACACAGCTACCTGCACGACACGCGGGATCTTCAGCTCGCCCGACACGTACCGGCGCATGGTGCGTTCGTCGATATCTAGCATCCCAGCCATCTCTCGCTGCGAGATACCGGACGCACCTGGGGTCAAGAGTTTCTTCATTTCGGCTGCTGTGATCAGGTTCTTCATGGCTCACCTCGCTATAGGGCCTAATGTCCTATATGCGAGGTAGGGCGTCAAGCCCTATGCTCAAGGAATACCTCAAGACCGCAACAGCGGCGTTCCCATACCGCAATTGCGGTGCCCTGTGGGCGATTTCGGTTTAGAGCAAACCGAATTCGGTTACCGCGGTTCATATATAATGAGCGTGTGCCGAGATTTGTACGGCACACAGTGAAAAGTAGGCACAATAACCGACACATTTAACAAACACGCCGCACCGCAACAAGGCTAAGTTGCTGATTTTGTTCATGCCGGAGTAGCTCAGTTGGTAGAGCAACGCATTCGTAATGCTGTTCCCGAGCTGAGAATACACTAGATTTACCGGCAAATCCCTCACTTTCCATTCTTCCCTGTTCCGTTTTTTGTCCGCCGATTGTCCGCGTACTCGGCATAGTCCTGCGGGTTGATGTGCCCGTAACGATCAACCATCCGCACGTCTGACCAGCCTCCAAGTTCCTTGATCGCTTGGTCTGGTGTGCCGGCGAGCTTATGCCACGCTGCCCACGTATGCCGCAGGTCGTGGACGCGAAACCCAGGGACCCCAGCCCTTGAGGTTGCCTTCTTCCAGCACGTCTTGATGGACCCAATAGGCGCCCTGCCGCGCTGGTCTGTGAACACGTATTCCTTGTGCCGCCCTTCCTGCTGTCGCAGCACTTCGATGGCTTCGGCAGGCAGAGGGA